GTATATCTTGCCCTCGTCGGGGTCGAACTGGCAGGCACCAATGCTGATAAATGCGGCGTCGGGATCTGTGGACAGGGTTTCTAGGTCGATCATTACGTGTTTCATGGTTTATTCCTCTGCTTCAAATAGTGGCAGATCGTCCGCTACTTCTAGGTATAATGAGTTAAAGTCCGTGGTATCATTGTCGAAGGTACGGTATAGAGAGACAAGGACGTTGTTGAGGTCTGAAAGAGGTGTTTCGATGTCCTGGAGAAACTCTTCTGGCAGAGCGGACCTGTGATCTTCCAGGACGGCTACAGTGTTTTTGTAGTACCTGCCTGCCAGTCTTCGCAGGTCATTCATGTTTACTTTTAATATTTTTGAATCCGTACCCATGCCGCATTACTCCTTTTTGTTGTGCTCTATCCTTTCCATCCCAAAGACTACCCATCCGGGTTGCTGGTTGTAGTTGGTAACGTAAGTAATTCTTCGTATCTCCTTGCGAAATGTAGATAAACCTGACGGCAGGCATTCATTAAGGATTACAGTATCTCCCGCCTGGAACTCTCGATTATCGTTTGACATGATCTCAAAGTTTTTACGGCCATCTGCTATCGCTCGGAATAATGATGGGTATATTTTTAACTCATGCTGCATGGCTTCTCCTCTTCACGATCCTGCATACTGCCCTCTGGGCCGGTAGTTCATTGTTGATAGCCCGGATAACATCGTCCCCTGCCAGTGCCGATTTCTCCTGGTACGGGTTTGTCCAGTCCGGGTCCTGCTTCTGGTATAGGGAACTTATGGAGGCATCCAGAAGCCGCCATTGGTTGCGGTGCTTTTTATGCTCTCTGGGGATCTGGAAATAGACGGTGTTTACAACATCCATGACCATGGCCAGGTATGCTGTGAAATCAAAACTTTCTTCGGGCCAGTGCATGTCTATGGCCCTGCGAATACGCAGCCTGGTTTTGGCGTAGGCATTTCTCCGGCTTTCGCCCATTATTTCCAGAGTATGCACACCTACGGTCTGGTCCAGGATCTCCGGGATTCTGGCCTCGATCCTGTCCAGGGACCGGGCGGTTTTTTGGTCATGGGGGATGCCTTCGGTTATGCGGTAGTTGGCGCACATGGAGGCCACCAGGTCCAGGGCTGCGACCTTGCGCCGTTTTTCCTGGGAAAATGATGCGCTCATGATTGTATCCTCGATGGTTCTCCCATGTGCTGTTCCAGGGGACAAAATATGGGGTCCCACGGCCCATCACATCCTGGGGGGGTTTCGAGGCTATTCCATGAGGGCTCGTCATAGTATGACGAGGCGGAGGTTTGCGGTATTATTCCGGGAATCCGTTTGTCGGAGGTTTTGAACGAATCTTCCAGGACCTTATACACCCACTCTTCATCGAACGGTCCCGGAGATCCTTTGCCTCCCCAGACTGCGCGGACGATAGTGACGACTTTGAGACGCTGGCGCTTTTTTTTGTACTGGAGTGAGTACACTGCTTCGGACCGGAAGCGTAAGACACGGGGTTTTAAAAACACTCCCTGGGTGTTTTTCATTCTCCCGTCTTTATAGACGAGATACCGGCCATAATAGAAGGGTCTCGTTTCGTCTTCTTTGCTCACAGCTATCGCCTCGATTGTTCAGGGTTGGAATGCGTGTACTCAGGCCATGAGATGTTGCATTCAGGTGGATTTTTCTGACAGAGGGCCGCAATACAAAGCATCATGACTACCCCCAGGAAACCGCCAAGCATTATGCCCATGATGAATCCTATAGTTGATGGTGACATACACGACCTCCTGATCCCATTCCTCGTCTCCTTCTGGTTGAAATTTCCCCGCACGTATCCACGTTTCCCCATGGCGGCTGCCTAGACAGCCGCCAAAAGGAAACTCAGGAGGGTGCAGGCACACGACTGGCCTGGCCCGATACCTATTACCAGGGGCTACTGGCGACTACGGAGTGGGTGGGGCCACGCCAATGGCCCTGCCTTCCGCTGCGTTTTCGCCCAGGGTCTCTCGGAGCCGGAGCGGGTAAAACACCAAAAAAAATGTACTACGATATTCTCTATCCATTCCGGGGGATGCGTGCGTAAGGGGGCGTGCCCCTTCGGTCCAGACTGTCCCTGCGGTTAGACAAACGGATAATAGGTAATTATTACCGTTTCCGTCAAGAGAAAAGGTAAAGATTACCTATTTATATTTTAGCAAATAGAGGGGCGTAGGGGGTAAAACCCTACCATGATTAGCGTTTTAATGATGGGGAGGGTGCGCGTCTTGCGATGGATGGGCAAAGGGTCTATACCTATCTTTATGTATGGCATCCTAAACATAAAGGTGTGATTATGTTGATATCAGAGATTTTCAGTATTTCTGCGGGGTTGGATCGGTTGGGGGACCTAAGCGAAGATAAAGACGCAGGGTATCTTTGCCACGTCCTTGCGATGCGTCTCAAGGACGTGGCCGGCAAACTGTCGGACGAGGCGGACCGACGGTCTTTTGCTGCGGGGGCGGTTACTGCTGGGGATGCTGGTTGCTGCCGTGAGAGACTTCGGAAGCCAGACGCATTGTAGCTTCCCAGACTACGTGCGACGGATCTTCCATGACCGCCCGCGCCAATCCAAGACAATCATTTAGAGTCAGGCGCAAAGGGCGTCCTGTGGGCGATGATCTGTTGACCAAAAACCGATAGCGCCGGTTGGCATCTGCTAGATTCGGCCATGCTGTCTGTGCAACCTGTTGCATGGATATTTCCTTCTGCACTCTCAATTCTTCTATCGGTTCGATAAAAATACTCTCGATCCTATATTTTTCCATGCGACCTCCTCGTGTTATCGGGTACATATAAACTCTACCCTTTACCGTGTGCGGGTGTTTATGCGTACCCGGTAATTTCACCCATTGCATGCCCGGTAAATATTACCTATGATTGAGGGCATGAAAGTCAATGACGATATTTTTTCGGCGCTCCTGGATATTTACGGCACTCACTCTGCCGTGGCCCAGGAGTTGGGTGTAGGGGCGAGGTATTACCGTGGTATCCGTAATGGGACCTTTGCCATTACGACACGGATGTCCGCGCAGATGGCAATGCTTCTTCGGCTGGCCCAGGGCCGGAAGACGGGCACTGCTGATGGGGTTGAACAATCTATAACACGGAGCGGAATATAATGGAAGTGATAAATCAGAGAATATTTACCGAGTGGTGTCCTCCTATCCCCCTGCAGCGCATCGAAGAGGCTGGGCGGACATCGTATGCGTCTCATGACAAAGCGTGCCCCGGATCTGAACAGAAATTTGTGCGTGGGCGGGTGGTTGCCCAGCATTATTCCATCCTGGAGCATGTGACGCTATCGCTGCGGATGGTAACCAATATCGGGGTCTCCAGGGAGATATGTCGGCATCGGCATGCCTCTATCACAGAGCAGTCAACCAGGTATTGCGATTTCGGCAAGCAGGGTGTTCGGTTTATCCGTCCAGTGTGGTGGGATGAATGGTCTAAAGGTGAGCAGCGGGCTTGGACATGGCATATGACCGAATCAGAAAAGATGTACAAAAAAATGCGCGAAATGGGTTCTGCTCCTGAACGGGCCAGGGAATTTTTACCCCTGGCTACGGCTACAGAGCTAGTGCTTACTGCCAATCTGCGTGAATGGCGTCATATCTTTGCTCTGCGTGCCCTGGGTACCACGGGTCGGCCCCATCCCCAGATGCGGGCGCTGATGCTTGACGGGCTAAAGCTGGCGTCAACGCTTGTGGATGTCGTTTTTGATGACCTGGTACGCGAGGCGGTGATGCTGGGATTGGTGGATGCTGGGGAACCAGAGGCGGTGACCGATGCCGATGTCTCAGCCGACTAATAACCAACCGGCCGGTCAGGGAGGCATGCCGCCCAACAATCCCGACGCAGAGATCGGGCTGCTGGGCGCAGTGTTTAGAGATAACGGGGTGCTGGATGACGTGCGTGTCAGCCCCAGTGATTTTTACCGGCCTGAACACGGGACTGTCTGGCACGCAATGCTGGAGCTGTCCGGGGCGGGCAGGCCCATTGACCTGGTTACAGTCCTGGACCAGCTGGCGCGGATGGGTACGCCCATTGATGCGACGTATCTATGCCAGCTGGCAGAATCCTGCCCTATTGCGTCCAGGGCTGGCGATTACGGTGCCATGGTCTCTGAGTGCAGCACCAGGCGTAGGTTGATCGCCAAAGCCCAGGAAATGGGCACTGCCGCCAGGAATATGACCCAGCCTTTAGATGTGTCGGTAAAGCTGGCACAGGAGGCGGCGGACGAGTCTCTGGACCCACGTCTGGACGAAGGGGGGCAGAGGCCGGAACAGATATGCGCACGGTTTGACAGTTATCTGGACCGGATACAGGAGCAGGGCGGCGGGGGTATTGCTACTCAGTTCAGGAAGTTGGATCTGCTCACGGGCGGGCTGTTTCCCGGGGAGGTTAATATTCTGGCTGCTCGTCCTGGTTGCGGGAAAACGGCTATCGCGCTCAATCTGGGAATGTATGCTCTGGTTACGGGCAACCCCACGGGGATGATCTCTCTGGAGATGCCCGGATATCAGTTGATGGCTCGGCTATCTGCTGCGTCGTGCAGTGTTGATGCTCAGCGGTTCAGGACTGGTAAATTTGTGGGCGATGAGTTGGCGCGGATTAAGGCGTTTAATGCAAAAATGGAGAAGCTGCCGTTTAGGATGTATGACCAGCCCAGTATCACGCCGACGGGTATCAGGTCTCAGGCGCGGCGCTGGAAACGGGAGATTGGTCTTAAGTTCTTGATCATCGACTATTTGCAGCTGATCCGGCCCGACGCCCGGGGCGGGAGCCGCGAGCAGGAGGTGGCTGAAGCATCTCGGACGATTAAAGAGCTGGCCCTGGAGCTGGACGTGCCCGTGCTGCTGCTGGCGCAGCTAAACCGGGATGCGGAGAAGACAAAAAAGCCCATGCTCTCACAGTTGCGTGAGTCGGGGGCAGTGGAACAGGATGCCGACATCGTACTTTTTTTGAGCGGCATGCAGGCAACGGAGGCGCGGGATGTGGTTGATGTGGATTTGGACGTGGCTAAAGGACGGAGTAATGCCTGCGGTACGGTTCCATTGCAGTTTTTGAGGCGGTTTTTGCGGTTTGAGAATATACCAGACGGTGGGTTTAGCTAATGTCAAAGCCATGCGATAGTTACGACCGGCTCCCGTGCCGGGACGATGGATACCGGTGGTGTCTGGGTCCTGTTGCATGGGAGCATCGGAATTTTAAGACGGGCGAGAGAGAACGTCTGGAGTTGTCCCAAATGGATACCTGCCCGTGGGCAAAGCGGGTGCATGCCTGGCTGGAAAATGCCGGGCGGCTCAAGCGGGGCGGGGATGTAATGCAGAATGAGGTAAACAGATGGTTGTCATCGGAATAAGCGGGAAGATTGGGACGGGGAAAACCTGCCTGGCGCGGCGGATCTATCAGAGATTAGGTCCGTTATCGTGCGCGCTCGTGTCTTTTGGCGCTCTGCTAAAAGCAGATGCAGCGGAAGAGTTTGGCTTCCCTGTGGAGCTATGCTATTCTCGGTCGGGAAAAGCCATGATCATCGAGCACCATGCGCTGCCACGCCGAGGGATGAGCGTGCGCGAGGTGCTGCAATGGTATGGTACTGACTATATGCGCAAGCAAGACCCTGGACACTGGGTAAAGGGTATGCGGAGGTGTCTTGACGCATGCGGATGTCTGTATAACCATCCTGTGAATGTAGTGATCGACGACCTACGTTTCCCTGATGAGGCGGAGATGATAAAGAGTATGTCCGGGCTGCTGGTACGCCTGGACCCGTGGCCGGGCTGGGAACCTGGGCCGGATGCTGGGCATGAGAGCGAGACAGCCCTGGATGATTACGCTGGGTTTGATTTACGACCGGAGCGGCGGTTGGATGATCTGGATATGATAGCTGATCATGTTGTGCAGTGTGTGCGGGAGCGTGCGCGGGCGGAGTTGCTGGACCCGTGAAATATGTGCGGTCATTGCAAATTAAAATCCCCGTCCTGGTAATATGCCAGGGCGGGGATTCTTTGGTTGTGGATGGATTACATGTTTAGCTCAGGGCGACCAGCGAGGCCGCAATAGCCCAGCCGTCCTCCCCTGGCTCCCTCGCCGTCTCCGCCACACTCTGGACATGCCTCGCAGTCTACAAATCCAGTCCCGTGGCACCCTTCGCACGGCTGGCGGAGGTATGCGGGGCGATCAATCAAGCGCTCGGGGTTCCCGTCCATGCCGGAGATTAGGGCCTTTTCTGTGGCCCAGCGCCAGGCCATGCAGGCTGCTCCTGCGCACATCTGTCCGCTGTTACCTAGGGGGCATATGTGTTCCTTTGCGTCGGTCTCTGTCATGATCATAGCTATATCTCCTCGGGCAGGGTTGTTAGTAGGTCGGAAATCGCATTGCCCAGGGCGGTTTCCATGGCTTTGATTAGCCGTTTTTGCTTTTCTTCATACTGTTTGCCCAGCGGGTATCCGGTGACGTTCTGGTCTGGGCGGATCTCTTGGAGACGCTCGGCGACATGGTCGGCGGTTTCGCATACCTCGGCGGTATAGATGCCTTCCTCTCCCTGCCAGTTTGTCTCGTAGTTGATCGCCAGGACGTAATAGTCTCCTGATTCGGAAGACGTTTGGTACAGGTCCAGGTCGTACCAGCGTGAAGAACAGGGGCCTTCGGTGCGCTTGCTGGTGGAGCTGGCAATATGGTCACCAGTGAAGCGCATGGGGCGTGCGCCGATGCAGGGTAAGGTGTACTGTTTCATTTGGTAGCTCCTGCTTTTTGAGGTTACGGCCAGTTTAGCGCCATGACCGGGGCGGGGGTGCTATATTTGCGACTCTAAAGACATCCCGTATCTTTCACCTATCATTTTCATTAAATTTATCAGCGCAGTCCCACGGGTTTCGCCGGTCGTGTTCCACCCGTTCCAGCGGCCTTCGCCGATTATTTGGGCTAAATAATGAGACTGCAAATGAGGATTTATCAACGTGAATATCGATTCATCCTCGCTTGGAATATGTGCAGGTATATACTCGACTTCCACTTCGCCAAAAATGCTATCTATAATTATTGTTTTTTCAAAATCTTCCATGATATCTCCTGGGGTTAAGGGTTTTTGGTTATCGGCCAGTTTTGCGCCGTGGCCGGGGGCTGGGTCCTAACGATCACGGAACAGGTATTCATTAGGCCCGGACAACCACACCCGTACCTGGCTGTCTGGCCATCCAACAAGTTCTCTGATTTCGTTGGTTCGCTCCATGGGGTATCCAATGTTGTCATAGGGGATGCCGTCCACAACTAGGCGGCTAACTATTTCAATAATTCCACCTTCCATCACTAAATATCCTCTCATTTTGCCTTCCTTAGTTTGATGTGCCGTTACAAGTCATCATGTTTTCAACGCGTCGTACATGGGCCTCATATTCTGCGTCCAGCTTCACCCCTGCCTTCCGTGCGGCAACCTTTGCCTGCCATGCTGGGTGAGATTCAATACGTGCCTTGGCATCCATGATACGTTCGTAATTTTCGTCTGCAATCCCGATCTTTCCAAGTGCGTGCTTGATGACGGGGTGGTTGTTACTGCGGATTGTACCGGCAATCCCAGCCTCGTTGCCGTCAATTACCGGGGTAAAGCCAATTCCGAGGCTCCCGCCAACTTCCTCCCATTCGCCGTTTTCAAAATAATCTCTTTCTGCGCGAGAGAGGCGGATGATAACCGACAGGCTGATACCGGACTTGGATGACCAGGATATTGTCTCTTCTGCCAGGGTTACGATTCTGTGCTTTGCCATTTTATCTCCTTTGGTGTTGGTGGTTGGTGACAAAAAAACACCGCTCTCGGGACCCCGATGGCGGTGTACGTTTTTTATCATCTGCTACCCTCCTGACCTCTCCCAGCTACTCGGTGAGCTGGCAACCTCGCACCCATTGTGCTTGATTTAAAAATACGCACAAATTAGGTAATGTCAACCCCTTTTTGAAATTATTTTCAATGACGTGCAATACGCCCGGAATGTAGGCAGGTAAAGGGTTTCGTCATGATACCACGTTCTCCTTGCAAAAAAAAAAGATAGGTAATATGTACCGTTTTATTGACGACAACATATGATAGGAGGCGTGAGAGTGATTACACTAGCAATTAGCAGGGACGACATGATCTTGGATCGACCGGCAGACCTGCGGGCGTTGGTTTGGATGGCAGCCAAGGCAGAGTCCCAGGGTGGTCGTGAGATACAGCTGCCGATGCGGGGGCTGGCCAAGGAAATGGAGATCGGCACGGGCGCGGCACAGTCGATCCTCCGGCGACTCAACCGCGAAGGGTACATTGACATAAACTCAGGCAGAGGACGGACGCCCAGCGTCGTGACGGTCAGGACGACAAAGCCGATGGAGGCGGGGAGGAGATGGAGATGATCAGACAATCGTTGTCCAAGCTCCTGGGTGAGCCTGCGGTGCTGCAAGTGTACGTTTGGCTACTCTGTGATGCTGGAGCCGATGGCGTGGCGCATGCGGTTTCCAGGCCGCGCATTGCTGCAGTTTGCGGTACTCCTCTACGGCAAGTCAGGACGGCTATTGAGTCTCTGTCTCAGCGGGGGTTTATCATCGTATCAGGCAATCCTCGCAAGCCCCAGACAATACAGGTTTTGCCCACAGGACGCCCACCAGACGCCCAGAGTTCTCCAACAATAGCAAGCAATTATGCACAACCTCTGCCCACCAGACGCCCACCGACCGCCCAGGCTGCATTATCCGGCGCTCCTCTCTGCCCACTGGACGCCCAGGGTTATCCTATTAAAACAAAGGAATACGCTGAATCCCTGCCCACTGGGCGCTCAGACCCAATATATATAAATACTAATACTAAGAAGAAGAGATATATTGGGTCAGATTTTTGGGTGCTGTCTGAGGCCTATATCGCTGACAGCAAAAAACGGATGCCGTCGGCCACAAAATCGCTCGGAGAGAGTGCCATCCTTGCCGGTGCGGAGGCTCTGGACCAGCTGACCCGGTTGGATGGCTATGATTTGGAAGCCGAAATCAAGCCAACGCTCAGATGGGCGCGGAAAAATTCGTTTTGGGCGCGAAATCTCCTCAGTCTCGGGAGCCTGCGCAAAAAAGGACCAGGCGGACTGATGAAATACGAGCAGATCCGGGCATCTATGGAGCAGGAGACCCAGACAACGGAACATCCAGGTGCAAAAGAGATGATCCCTGAAAGTCAGGGGTGCTCATTGGATGAATGGACGAAAAAAACGGGAGGCACCAACTCTTTGGCCTTCTGACTCCTGGGCACAGTAAAAACGGGAGGGGGCGGGAGGATGTGCGGGGTTGTTGGAATTATCCGTGGTGAGGAGAGGAAGTTTACAGGGATTGGAGGGATTGGGGCGTGAGGGATTGGCCGGATCTGGGCAGGGGCTCGGGTCCGGTTTTTTGCGTCCAGGGTGCTATCAATCTCCTGGGGCCGGGAAATTGATCGGGAGGGGTTCAAAAGGTACAGTATTTGGACGGGCACTCTTGGTGCCGTGGTTGTGCCGTCCAAAAAGCCCTTGCGTGGTTTTGGTCGCTATGGTAAAAAACGCCTAGAGATTTTGAACCATATCTAAGGAGGACAGATGAAAGGACAAATCGTGGGATATGTCAGGGTGTCCAGTGTGGACCAGAAGACGGATCGCCAGTTGGACGGCATCGAGGCCGACAGGATTTACGAGGACAAGGCGTCGGGAAAATCGACGAACCGGCCACAGCTCAAGGCGTGTCTGGAATACCTCAGGTCTGGTGATAAGCTGGTGGTCTGGTCCATCGACAGGGCGGCAAGGTCGCTCCAGGATCTCCAAAATATCGTCAACGACCTGGTGGCCCGGGGTGTGACCGTGGAATTTATCAAGGAACGGCTGACATTCTCCCCGGATTCCGAGGCCGCGCCCATGGATCGCCTGCTGTTTCACATCCTGGGCGCGTTCGCAGAGTTCGAGCGGATGACAATCAGGGAACGACAGCGCGAAGGAATTGACGCGGCCATCCGGCGTGGAAAGAAGTTTGGTAGGCCAGTGGCTCTGACGGATGATCAGCGGGCCGAGATCAAGGTTTTGCTCCAGGCCGGGAAATCCGCTGCGGCCATTGGCAGAGATTTTGGGGTGAGCAGGCAAACGGTGACGAGATCGGCCAAAGGATGAAGAATCGGGCGCGGGGCTGGGGCTGATGGATCAAAGCCCCCCCCGGCCCCCACCCCCCCCCACCCCCTTTTTTTGGATCGGTCGAGGTCCCTTTTATATATCCCTATTCGCTGTCACAAATCAGTCATTTTTTCTGGGATCAAAGGCCGATTCCGCTAGATTCCAAAAAAATATATTTTTTAAAATTCCACAAAACCAAGATATTTAGACAGGTTGTGAATATTTATTCCTGTTTCTGCCAGAAAACAGGTTCCGTACTCGTTGCAAGGGGTAAAGATTACCGATACAATCACTCGCATAGGTAGAGGCGACGTATCTAAAGCAGCAACGGGGCAGGCAATTGTGGCAAAGAAGAAAACGGTAAACACACTTTTCTCGGATTTTCTTACCTCCGTTCAGTCTGAGGTGAATATCCTCGCTGAAGCACCGGGCGGGGTGGGTGACTGGGCACTTCAGGAAAAGATCCAGTTGGACAGGGGCACGTTCTCGTTCAAAAAGCATGAGTTCATGGAACTGCCCTATTCCGACGTCCATCCCTTTCAGGTGGAAAAAAAGGCTGCCCAGCTGGGCAACACCACCCGCGCATTCCTCCGCATGTTCTATTGCGGGTTGTTCATGCCCTTTGTGGGGCTCATGTATCTCTTTCCTTCCAAGACGGGCTCAGGCGATTTCTCGCGCTCCCGTGTTGCGCCGTTCATCGAAGCAAATCCCGACAGCATTGGTAAATTTATCCAGGATACGGATTCCGTAGGTCTGAAGCGTATCCGTGGGAAAAACTTTATTTTCCGGGGTACGAAATCAACGGAGGGTCTGCGCTCTGATCCCGTGGATTTCATCATGTACGATGAGTTCGATTTATTTCCCAAAGGCATTGAAGCTGTGGCTCGGGAGCGCATGGGGCATTCTGAGTACAAGTGGGAGCATTATCTTAGCAACCCTACCATCCCCGATTTTGGTATCGACAAGCTGTTTCAGCAGACAGACCAGCGTCACTGGCTTCTGCGCTGTCCCAAGTGCGGCAAGTTTACCTGTCTGGAAGACTCGGTGACTGATGATGATATCGGGTGTATCGCTGAGTATTCTGACGGGCGGGTTGAACTGCTGTGCTCCCATTGCCGGGATAGTGCCCTTAATCCTGCTGACGGTGTATGGGTGGCCAAGAAGCCCTCGGTCACTGAGTACCGGGGGTATCAGTATTCCCAGCTTTTCTCGCAGTATGTCACTCCTGGTGAAATCTTGCACGCCTTTCGGACATCTACCAACCGCGCGGCTGTCTGGAATTACAAGCTGGGTCTGGCGTACATTGAGGCTGAAAACCGGCTGTCCATGGAAGAAATCCTCAAACTCTGCGGGACTGCCGGGAACGCATCCACGGATAGCGGCCCCTGCTACATGGGCGTGGACCAGGGAAAGGGGCTGCATGTGACCATTGGCAAGCTGCACCCGGACCGCCTGGTCCACATCGGTGAATACCAAAACTGGGACGACCTGGACCGGCTCGTTGATAATTTCGGTGTTTTGCGCTGCGTCTGCGATGCCATGCCTGAACGCCGTAATGCCCGGGCCTTTGCCGACCGGCACCCGGGCAAGGTGTATGTGAATTATTATAACGAGCATGCCCTGGACGGTGCGGCATGGAATGAGGCCAAGGGGCAGGTCTCGTCCAACAGAACCGAGTCTTTGGATGCCTCGCATCAGCTGATAGCCGATGCTCTGGTAGGGTTGCCCCGCGAAGGCGACGCAGTGCGCGATTTTGCCCTGCACTGCCACAACGTAGCTAAGAAGCTGGAAGAGAAAGAGGATGGGAGTAAGCGGTATACCTATGTCAAACTAGGCCCGGATCATTACCGGCACTCATGGAACTACGCAGTGCTGGCAAGGGCGGCAATGATCGGATCGTGTTTTGGTGAAAGTGATCTTTCGTAAAGGAGGTTTGGTGTGAGTGATTATAGAGCTAGGTTGCATGTTGAATTTTCAGAGTTGCATATGCGTATAGAATCATTGAAAAAGTTTATGCTGTCAGAAAAGTACAGCCGTCTCGAAGAGGTAGATCGGCAAGATCTCCGGATGCAATGCAAGGCTATGGGCGAATATTTTGAGATTCTAAGTCGTCGAGTGTCGCGTCTTTGCAAATAGCCGTTGAGGGGTGGAAAATGCCATCAGCAAAAAAGTCTCAACGACGGTACGGTATGATTGATCATGACTGTCGCAGAAATTCCAGGCAGTTTAAGCGGCGTAGATCTAGAGCTGAGGGTGAAGAACTGGCTGCGGCCCGGGTGGCTGAGTATAAGAAAAAGGGGTGGATATGATCAAGCCTGTATTTAACTCGGGGACTGACGAGCCCCGGTTCAGCGACGGGAAAAATGTGTACTCACGCATTGTCGCCGGTGTTGGTTGGCCGAGTCATGGTGGGCCAGGGTGCTTTTGTGTTCTGGGTGAGGCTGCGGGAAAGCATCGGGTCTTTGATAAGCCTGTTGTCCGGGTTCTGGACGAGGGTCTTGATGTTCTGGGTGAACCGCTCATGGACTGCCCCACGGTATTTAAGGCCATGGCCCATGCCCTGGAAATGGATATGGCCCTGCGCTGGTTTGCCATGCCCGGGTATTCCGTTTCTGATCTGTCGAAATTCAACAGGTCGCGTCTTTTGTCGCGTCAGCACCGCATTGCTGTTTCACCCCCTCCGCAATTGGAGGAACGTGGATTTGCCGGATACCTGTCCATGATCCGTGCCCGGGTTGCCGGGACCAAGACCCTTTTTTTTGGTGATCACAGGATAATCCCCTCGGCCCTGTCGGGTCTGCCTGCGGACATTGATGACATTGGAGCTGATCGCAGCCCGGCCATTACGGCTTTGGCGTGTGCGTTGGCTGGGATGGATCTTACTTCTACGTCAACAACCCGGGGTGTACATCGGACGAGTCGCGGGGCTGACGCTCACTCGGGGTACTAAGATTATGAAAATTGATGATGTAAAACTTTTGGAGCTTTTAAAGTCCGGTGTTTCCCAGAAAGAGTGCGCGGATACCTTCGGAGTCGGTGAGTCCACCATCTCCCGGCATAAGCAAAAGATTGAATCCCAACTAAATAAGTCGTTGGCTCTTGAACGTACCGATGTGCTTATTCGCCACGCCGTGGAAATCTCCGAAGTGGCCGATCTTGGTGTCCTGGTGGCCCAGGCTAGGCGGACCATGGATCTTGTGGAACTGGTTATCCACGGCGAGGATAAAGAGGCGTATGAGGCCAAATCCAAGTTGAACCGGCTTACGGGCGGTGGTGCAAACCTTATCGGGGTCTATACCACCATGCTGGGCGAATTGCGCAAGCAGTTGGAATTTTATTTCCAGATGCGTGAACGGTATTTGAGTATGAAAAAGATTGAAGACTTCCAGTTGGTCGTGCTGCAAGTGATTAAGGAATGCGACTCCGAGGCCGGGCGTAAGATCATGGCCAGATTGGCTGAGGTGAACGCGACGCATTCAGCGGTGTCGCTGGGGTGTGAGTGATGGCTACGCCCATAGAGAGTGTAATGCCGCATAAGATATCCGAGGTTGTGTGCCTGAAATGTCTGAGTCGGTGGATATGCGCACGTCCTGATGTGGTCTTACTTAAAAATATTAAATGTCCGCACTGCGATACGGTCGGATTGGTTATTGAGACAGGCCAATCTCTAACCGGTGATTGGGGAGACGAATAATGCCTAACCCACGAACCCCTACGGCAACCATCTCCTGTGCATTGCGTACCCTGGCTATGGAGATCAAGTCTCCCGACGATGTTCCCGCCATGTGTCTGCGCGAGGCGGCGGAACGTCTTGACGACCTAGAGACAACCCTTGGGCTGATCCGTATGGCAACTGGGTTGCACGATGTTTCTGACCAGGATCTTCCGGACCAGGTGGGCGCTATGTGCAGGCGTATCAGCTGGCTTATGCGAAAACCTTCTAACAAACATGAGGAGAATGTCGTGTCAGAAATGAAAAACTATGTTGGTGTGAAGAGTGTTCAGGCAAGGCCTATGACCCGGGGTGAGTATAACAGATATCGAGGGTGGGCAATCCCTGTAAACGAAAATCCGGGCGACTTGGGTTTTCTGATCGTGCATTTGTCGGGGTTACGTCATTGGCTCCCTAAAGAAGAGTTTAGGTCTCAGTTTTTCTGTATAGGCGACGATCCGACATCTATTACTCTCCCCGTGTTGATGGATTTTCGTGGCAAGGTTTCAACTTTTCGCATTGGCGAAAAAACAACATTTGTTAAGGCGGAGATGCTTTCCGGTTTTATGCAATACGAGACAAGCTCATGCGTTGATTCTGCGAACTACGACGAAGAGATTGGTGAGGATATCTGCATTGAGAAGATTAACGACAGCTTGTGGGGACATTTAGGCTTTGTGCTTCAGTGGGCTCGTAATGGCCTGACTCATGAGCCCGAGGAGAAATAGCCGTCTATGACCGGAGATATTCCCACCCCTATCCCCTTTGTTATCCGTGGCCTGCGTGACATCTCCTGTTTTTTGCATCGCTCAAAAAACGAGGCCGCCCGGCTGATCCGGGAAGAGGGGTTGCCCGTGTCCATGGAGAACAACGCCTATATCTCCACCTCCCGGCTGCTCCTGGAGTGGCAGGAAGACAGGTGTGTGACGTCAGGCGTTGCATCCGACCATTCCGGGTGATACAGGTGAGGGAAAAAGGAGGTCTCGTATGATTCACATGCTCAGGCTGATTATCGTGGACATCCCCATGCTCATGCTGGTGTTGTGGATTCCCGCCATTGTCATTGTCTCGTTTCTCCCGGAACCCTATGCCGGGGTTCTCCGTCAGGCGGTCTCCTGGTATACCGCCTGGTCCCTCCCCGCTTTTTTCATCATCCGTCCCATCTGGGATTGGTTTGACGGCGAACGGCCCCCTGTTCTCCGGTAAAATCTACCCCCTACCACCCCCTCCCAAGCTCCGCACTCGCGGGGCTTTTTTTGTGCCCTGGATAAAAAAAGGACAAAAAAAGACAAAACAAGGCATTGACGCCGCTTCTATTATTACCGGTTTGCGTGATATGGTTCAACTTACTGATGTACCCTTGAACCCTTTGTGCGATTCCTGGAGTTTATGACGTGTCAGATGAAACCTGCCTGCCTGTTGAATCCCGACTGTGGAAAGTGATTAACGATATTCGGGACAAGACCACCCGTATAGACGCCAGTCTGACGGGCTATATGGGGCAGGTCAGCGAGAGATGTATGTCAAGGGAGGCGCGGATTGCCAAGCTGGAAGAGGAAATAAAGCACAAGGCACCGATCAGCAATGTTGCCGATATAGATGCACGCATGCGTGCCGTGGAGCGCCGGATTTGGATTGCCGTGGGTGTGACGGCGGCTCTCTCGTCTATTGGCACTGGCGGCATTATCGCAACTCTTATCATGAGGCTGCTGTCATGAACTGGACAGATATTGAAACCATGCTCGTGGATGATGAAGGCCTGCGGCTGCGGACATATCTCTGCACCAAGGGGTTTCCGACTATCGGCGTGGGGCACCGGCTTCTGGATCCTGAGATGTCCATAAGCGAAATATCCGTGGAAACTGCGGGTGTTCTTCTGCGCAGGGATATTGAGATCGCTATCCACGACCTGGAATGTGTCTTCGGTATCCGATGCTTGGACCACTGGTCTGAACAGCGCCAGCACGGGCTGATCAACATGATGTTCCAGTTGGGTCGGGACAAGTTCCTGAGTTTTGGAAAGATGATTGCGGCTGTGAAGGACGATGACTGGCAGGCTGTGCGCCTGGAATGTCTGGATAGTAAATACGCCCGCGAGGACGCCCCTGACCGGGCGTGGCGGGTGGCAAATATGCTGTATGACAACACGGAGTGTACCCATGAATGAACTAATGCCGATTATTGAACAGATTGTGTCCCTGGTTGTTGGTCAGATTGTTTCCCAGGAAAATTTTGCAAAATACGGCGACCGCCTTTTCGATCTTATTGAAGACACGGTGGCTGATTCCAATACTAAAATTGACGATGCCCTGGTCCTGCCCGTGGTTAAGGCTATGCGTCTTGCCCTGAATGTTCCTGATCTTCCCGATGTAGCCGACGTGGCTGAACAGTCCTGATGGGGGAAAAGATTCTTGAAATCCTCCTTCTTGGATACCAGCTGGCCCAGGTCATTGCAAAGAAGATTGGTGCGGTTGTGCGGCAGCGAGATTCTGACAAATTGCACGAAGATCCTGGGGAGTGGTTTGCTGATCATTTTCCTGGCGAGCTGCGCGATGACACCATCGACGACAAGGACACTTCCTGCACAACCCCCGATAAACATCGTTAGACACGCCGATAAAAGCATTACCCTGGACAAGCAGTCAGCCATAAACCTTGGCGAATATATCAAGCAACTGGAAGCTGGTTATGAATGATGACGCTCCCGTACAAAATCTTGGCAAGACATTAGCTGCGGAGTTTTCTGTAGCCGTGTCCAAGCGTTCAGCGCGGGAACAGGTATGGCTGGACGATCTGACCCTGTACAAGGGTAAATATGACGACAAGACACTGGCAAGAATTGTTGCAGCGGGTGGATCGCAGTTAAATATCCGGCTGACCAAGAAAAAAGTCAAGGTGCTCCTTGCCCGGCTCATGGATCTGCTTTTCCCTGCCAATGGTGAAAAAAACTGGGGTATTAAACCAACCCCTGATCCCCATCTCTCCGACGAACAGACCGCCGAGTTTATTCAGGCATTTACCCAGCAGGCAGGGCGGGAACCCGGTCCTGTGGAGCTGCAGACCTTTGTGCGCGAAGCCTGCCAGCAGAAAGCTGATCGTATGGCCAAAGTTATTGAAGACCAGTTGGCCGAAACACCTCAGCGCAGTGGGTATAGGCAGGAAGTTAAAAAAGTTCTCAAATCTGGCCTGATATACGGGACGGGTATTTTCAAGGGTCCTCTGGTGTTTAGGGAAACCCGGCAGGCGTGGGTGCGGGGCACAGAGATAGATCCGGACACGGGCCAGCCTGCGTACTCCCTGCGAGATGTCCCTGGAGAATTGCGGCCCTATTACGAATTTGTCCCTATCTGGAATATCTATCCAGAGCCCGACGCTGTGGAGGTCAAGGACTGCCGGTATTTTTGGCATGAACACCTCATGTCGTCGAGTGATCTTCTTGCCAGGTGTACCAAAGAACAGTGCTTCGATGTCGAGCGTATCCGGGCATACATGCTGATCCATAAGCAGGGCGACGCCCAGATGCATAACTACGAGCAGCAGCTACGGTCCATAGGAGCAGACGATACACCCTGCTCCCTGGATAACCGGTATCGGGTTATGGAACGCTGGGGGTATATCTCTGCTGAGGATCTGATCCGGGCGGGCGTTGATCTGCCCGAGAATAGCGTGGACGAGTATTACGCCAATGCATGGCTCCTGGGTGACGAGGTTATAAAGTGCGTTCTCAATCCCGTGGACGGGGTTAAATCATATTTCTATTTCTGGCACTACGACAAAGACGAGACTTCTATTTGGGGCGAAGGTGTCCCCGCTGATATGCGCGATCCTGCGGGCGGCTTTAACGCTGCCGTGCGTAAGACGGTGGACAGCTATTCCATCTCAGGCCCCATGTTTGGCGTTAATATGGCGGCACTGGCTTCAGGTGAAGATGTCACCGACATCCATGGGAGCAAAGTTTTTGCCTTTGAGAGTGCCGAGGACATGCGCAAGGCCATTGTCCAGTGGAATGTCCCGGCGGATATATCTGGTGGTCTGGCTATGGCAAAATTTTTCCAGGAATTTGGGGACGAGGTATCGGCTCCTAAATTCCTCCAGGGTTCGACGCCTCGGGGTGCTGGTGGTGACACTGCCGCTGGCATGTCCATGCTCATGGGCGCGGAAGGCGTGAATCTCAAAGACTTGGTTAAAGATTATGACGATAACATCACCTCGCCTTTTCTGGGGTCGATCTATCACTGGAACATGAATTTTTCCAAAGACCCGGAAATTATGGGTGACTATGAAGTCGAGGCTAGAGGGTCCACGGCTCTTATGGCCCGTGAAGTGCGCAGTCAGAAACTGCTGCAGGCCATGCAGGTTACGGAGTCGCCACGGTTTGCTCCACGGGTGGATGACGACAAATTACTGCGCGAACTGTTCAAATCCATAGAAGTTGATGCCGAGATGGTCAAACCTAAAGCAGAGTTTGAGGCCGATCAGCAAAAGCAGATGGCCCGACAGGCTGCTGAGGTGGCCAAGGCCCAGGTAACAGAGATCATGAACGAAATGCGCGCCCGGGGCCTTCAGCCCGAAGAGATATTGCCCCAGATGCTTGGGCAATCCGTCCAACAGGTGGCGCAGGCAGAGCGTGGGCAGCAGGTATGACAGACAGACAAACAACATCACTGGCACGTCTTCGTGAGTTTCGGAATGCTGAGTCCACAAATCGGTGGCTTAGTTTTCTGGATGCAGAGATCGAGGGCTTGTCGGCAGAACTGGTAATCGCCGAAGAAGATACATGCATTCATCGTCTTCAGGGAGCCGTTCGCAATCTGAACAGTATAAAAAAACGCATTACAAAATAACCGGCCCGGACGTTCCGGCCCCCGGAGAGTTTAATATCATTATTCATCTTATCGTCGGCCCCGGCGTTGCCCGCCCGACAGAGGAGTCCCATACATGCCCGACGAGATCAAAGACGAGCAGCAGGACGAGTTTAGCGACGTATTTAGCAGCCTTATGGACGCGTCTAATGAAACGCCCGAAATCAAGGAACCGGTAACACCTGCAGTTGATGAACCTCAGCCCTCGACGCCCAAAGTGGATGCCGCAGCTTCTGAGGAGACTGTAGGAAATGATACGGATGCATCCTTACCGCCCGAGAAATCAGCAGACGTTTCCCAACCAGGTTCCGACGATATTCCGCCCGCTGATGCGGCCCCGGAAGAAGACGATGACCTGGAAGACCTACGCAAACGTGCCCACGGGTACGATTCCATGAAGGGTCGGTTAAACAAAACCCAGGAACAGGTACGCACGCTCCAGGAACGTATTGACGCCATGTCATCCCAACCACGGCAGTCAGCGCCGGTTCCGCCCACACCCGTGGCCCCGGAACAGTCGCCATCTATCGCGGTTATACCCGACGAGATCAAGGATGATGTGCATGCGTTCCAGAAGTCCTATCCTGCATATGCCCGTATGATCGAAGATGGTGGGGCTGTTGGCTCAAGCCTGCGTGCATTGGTTGCCGATTACGGCCCTGAAGTGGCCGCAATCAAGGCTCAGAGCATCGCTCTTGAGTCGCGCATGAACGCTTCTATCCAGGCATTGCAGCAGGGACAGACAAAAACAGCCATCCGTTCTCATTCCGAGAAGATATTGGAGTCCCAGAAGACTCTGGCGGAAATCGCAACGGTTGGCGACGACGGGATTCTTAAACCTGTCACCGGAAAAGAAGCGGCATACGGGAGTTACTTCAAGGGGCTGGATACGTGGATGCGTTCCCTGCCCTTTGAGGAGGCAACCCATTGGATGGAAGTCAAGAAGTCTGGCTCCACCCATGAGGTTAATCAGCTCCTGCATGCCTACGATTCTCAATCTCAAGCGCCATCGGCCAAGCAACCACAAGGTGGCCAGTCTCGTGCGGCCAAGGCTGCAGCGGCAGGAGCGATCCCCAACAGGGGGGCGTCCCTGCCAAAAACCAGTCAGGCACCGGACGACTTTGACGGCACCTTCTCGCAGTTGCTTAAACTGGATGGCGGGAATGTATAGGAGTTAGCGTTATGGCTACAGGTATTACTAATTTTGGAGATATTTCTCCCCGTACTGAAGCGTATGTTGTTAAAGATTTCTTGGAAGTGGGCGCGCCCTATGTTGTTTTTGAGCCTTTCTGTCAGACGACAACTGTCCCTCGTGGCACAGGGCAGAACGCTATATTTAGACGGTATAACCCTCTTGATCCTACACCCAAGGCATTGACCGAAGGTGTTACCCCCTCGGCGTCCAAACCGACAAAGACCGATGTAACCGCGTCTGTTTCCCAGATTGGTGACCGCGAGGTGCTTACGGATGTTATCATCGATACCCACGAAGACCCTGTCCTGAAAATCCAGACCGAGCGTCTGGGTCAGCAGGCGGCTGAGATGCTGGAACGTATCCGTTTCGGTAAATTTAAGGCCGGGACCAATGTTGAATTTGCAAACGGGGATACCCGTGAAGAGGTGAATACCAAATACTCCCTGTCCATGCAGCGCAAGATGACCCGGACAATCAAGCGAAACCGTGGGAAAAAGATCACCCGGATGCTGCGATCTACGGCGGCTTACGGGACCAAGGCTGTGGATGCCTCGTTTATCGGCGTTGTGCATACGGACATGGAAACCGATATCCGGGAAATGGAAGGGTTTATCCCGGCCAAAGATTATGGGCAGATTGCACCGTATCCCAACGAAATCGGGGCAGTGGAAGATGTCCGGTATCTGACTACTGATATCTGTGAACCGTGGGAAGACGCCGGTGGTGCCAAGGGTTTGATGCTGTCTACTTCGGGCATCAAGGCTGATGTTTATCCCGTTTTGATCATTGGGGCCGATGCCCTGGGTACTGTGGCCCTCAAGGGCTACGCAGGTAAGAATAACGACGGGAAGATGAAGGCTATTTCTCCCGTGGATGTTATGGTTGTGAATCCCAAGCCCAGTGATAGTGACCCCATGGCCCAGCGCGGGCATATCGCATGGAAGACCTGGACGACTGCATGTATTCTCCAGGACCTCTGGTTTTGTCGTGGTGAGGTTGCCTGTACCGATTAGAAAATTAACTCCGGCACCTGTCCGTGTTGATTGGCGGGTGCCGGACTCTTTGGAGGCTCTGTTATATGAGTAAAACTAAACCAGTCACTCCCGACGCCGTGGTTGAACCTGGAACCCTTGATGGTGATCTTGTTGTTCCTGTCGAGAACGATCCAGAGACCAATCCACCCGAGCAAAAGGAGAAGAAACCCGCACACCCTGCCAGGGTTGATGTGATTATCCATGCCCAGGACGGCCCCGGTGGCAAGGATGATGTCACGATCACTGTCAAGGGCAAGAGTATTGACATCCACAGGGGAAAACGTGTTTCGATCCCCTGGGCGTACTATTGTGTTCTGCGTAATGCCGTGCAGACGGATTTTTACATGAACGACAAAGATCAGGTTGTTACGGAAGAACGCGAACGCTTTCCTGTATCGCGGATGGATGCTGAATAGAAGAATGTTAAAACCAAGTCATGAAGGAGTTATAATGAAAAGATATATGCTTACGTTTGCGATGCTTTTCTGTGTTCTTATGCTCTGTGCTGACGCTATGGCTGCGTCGGTGGAAGAGCTTGCCGCACCGAGTGAGGGAGATCGGACGTTGTGGACCTATACTGCCGATACTCTGGACACCCACTGCATGACCGCTTCGGGCGCTGCAGCTTCTACGGCTGATGTGATTGTAGCTACGGCATTCACCTATGTTATTGATAACCGGCTGTACTCTGGCGGTAACGCAACCCATGACATTTCTGCCATGGGTAACGCTGACGACATTGAGGCCCAGGCGGTGAGCACCTATTGCCGCCACGTCTTTGTTATCAATGCGTCCGGTACTGTGGATGTATTCTGTGGGACCCCTGCAGCATCTGCGGCATTGGCCCTCTATCCTTCTGTTGATGAAGGGGAATGTCCCTTTGCCGGGCTGCTTATTGCCACAAACTCCACGGCAACATTCACCCTGGGAACCACAGCATTATCCGGGGCAGGGGCTACGGCCACTTTTGAGAATTTATATGCTCTGCCATCTCAGGCCATTGACAGATAAACCGCGAAAAGCCGGGTCCAAGCGGCCCGGCTTTTTTTGTAATGGGGTAAAGTATGGCAACAATTACAGCCGCGAATATTATTGATAAAGCAAAAATCGTTCTGCAGGATCTCCCCAGCACACGGTGGACCTCTGATGAATTGCTTGGCTGGCTAAATGACGGGCAGAGGGAGATTGTCAAACTCAAACCCGAGACGTCAATCACCAGTACCACTGTCACTTGCGTTGCAGGAACAAAGCAGACGCTTCCTGACGACGGTATTGTGTTTATCAAAGTTACTCGCAACATGGCCGAGGAATCGAACAAACAGGTTGTCCGGCTTATTGATATGCATACTCTGGATGACATGCTTCCAGGCTGGCACGCCATGGACGGTTCTATTAACATCGAGCACTACGGATATGAGCCCACGGACCCCAAGCACTTTTATGTTTATCCCCCTGCACTGGCAACGGCAGAGCTGGAGTTGATCTATTCGTCAGCCCCTACGGACTGCGCCACGGTGGACTCCACCATCTCTGTCGACGACGTGTACGCCAACGATCTCAAGAACTACATCCTTTACATGGCATACCTCAAAGATGCTGACTACGCGGCCAACAATACACGGGCATTGGGCAGGTTCAGTGCGTTCATGCAAGGGCTGTCTTCCAAGCAGCAAGCAGAGACTGCCAACGAGCCACGTGGCAGCAGACCTCAGCAGCAGGCGGTGTAACGCATAATGGCCTATTCGTGGAGTGATTTTGCAGAGTATGCCAGGGCTGGCATGGGGAAGGCTCCTAATTTTGTGTATATCCGGGCGGCCAAATCCGTGATTCGGGATTTTTGTTCACGAACTCAGGCATGGGTGGAGCCGCTTGATCCGGTCACTGTATTTGCCAATATGACCGAGGTGGATATGGATCTCCCCGGGGGAGCAGACCTTGTGGCCGTTGTTTCAGTCGTATCTGATGGCGGCATGGCTCTTGTCCCCGGTCGGGATTATTTCACCCTATCCAGCTCCAATACGCTTATGTTCCCCGTCCACGCAGGAGAAGACACAACTCTTGCAGTGACGGCTGCCCTTATGCCCTCTAGGAATGCAACATCGCTCCCGGACCTACTGTACGATATGTATCTGGACGCTATTACGGACGGGATCATTGCAAATCTTCGCAGCCAGTCAGGGCAGGAATGGTACGATCCAAGTATCGCTATGTTTCACAAAAGTGAATACTTGTTAGCAATCTCACGGGCAAAGATGAATGGCTATTCTGGCGGTCGGCAGAACGCAA